GCTTACCCTCTCACGCCTACGCGACCTGAGCCAGCTCGTACTCGAGCGGATCGAGAAACGCCCGCTCCCCCTGAAAATTCCGGCCCGCAAGGCACTCTCCAGCCCGGCGCACGATCGAGTCGAGGCGCTGCAGTGGGAGCTCTATCTCGAACTGGATTGGCTGGGCGCCGTCGCCCAAGCCGTCAAGCGCGCGCCGCGCGGCCGCCGAAAATCCAAAGTGTCGGCGCTCAAAGGGGGTGGAAAATGAGTGCCGAGCTCACCCTCGCCCAGCTCGTCGACGAGTATTTCGCCCAGTACACCGGGCGTGACGATTCCCGACCGCATCGCCTGGGCTGGTGGGTCGCGCGCCTGGGCGATCGCGCGGCCGCCTCGATCACCGATGACGACGTCTTCGCCGCGCTCGAAACGCTCGCGACGACGCCGGCGCGCCGCTACGCCGGGCGCGACGCCGATGGCCGGCGCGTCTTCCGGGCCCGCGGAGACAAGCGCTCGCCCTCAACCGTGAACCGCTACCAGGTCGCGCTCGGGGCGCTCTTCTCCTGGGCGATCAAGCGCCGGCGCGTGCCCAAGGGCTTCGAGAATCCCTGCCGCAAGATCGAGCGCCAGGCCGAGCCCCGCGGGCGCGTGCGCTTCCTCTCAGAAGCCGAGCGCGAGCGCCTCTTCGAGGCCTGCCGCGCCTCGAGCTGGCCCCGCCTCTACGCCCTGGTGCTCCTCGCGATCACCACCGGCGCGCGCCGCGGCGAGCTCCTGGCCCTCACCTGGCGCGACGTGGATCTCGAGGGCGCCCGTGCATACGTCTGCACGACCAAGAACGATGACCGGCGGGTGCTGCCCCTCACGCCCGCGGCGATCGCCGAGCTCGCCCCGTTCCAGGGCGCGCCGGCGGCGCTCGTCTTCGCCTCGCCCCGCAAGTCGCGGGTCGCCTTCAACTTCGAAACCGTCTGGAACGCCGCGCGCAAGGAGGCGCGGCTCGCGGATTTCCGCTTCCATGATCTCCGCCATACCTGCGCCTCCTACCTCGCGCAGCAGGGCGCGAGCCTGCTCGAGATCGCCGACGTCATGGGGCACCGCCAGCTCGCGATGACCAAGCGCTACGCGCACCTGACGGTGAACAGCAAGGCCTCGCTCGTGAACCGCCTCCTGGGAGAGATCCGATGACTACGGAAAGCGAGATTTTCGAGGAAATGATCGAGTTCGGGATCAACCGGGACACGGCGCTGCGCGCGGCGCCCTTGCTGGTTCAACTTTTTAGTGACCCGCGCGGGCCCAAGCGTGCCATCATAGAAGACTGGCCGCGGGAGGCCGAGCGTCTGGGCTGGCTGCGGAGGCAATAAATGGGCAAGCTGGATACGACACTCAACCCGTACTCGTTCATTTCGCAAGTGGGCCATCGGCTGCGCTTCGAAGTCGGTATCAACCTCGAGCAGCGCGGAAAGCGGGAGCGCTGGCTGTGGCAGGAAGATTTCCTGCGCGCGATGTACAAGGCTGCTGTCGAGGACGATTACCAGGACCTCGATTGGTTCATCAAGAAGTTCGGCCCGGTTATCGTCGGGCCGGTGGGCGCGCGCGGTCGCCACCGCATCGCCTTGCCCGATCCCGCTGAGCTCCTGGATGAGAAGAAGAGGCTCGGGCGAAACGCTCTGAAGCGGCTCGCGAAACGGTACGACTGCGCGCCCAGCACCATCAAGAACCGTCTTAAAAAGGCCAAAAAGTAATTCCTGGCCGTAACTCCGCTATCCACGCGGAGCCACCCTCTTTACGCTGGCGACTCAAGCAGCCGGAAGCTGCCCGCCAGAGTTCAAGAGGAAACCAATGAGCGAAAAACCTGCCGCGCCCGCGCGATCGCGCAAGCGCACCTTGCCGGCGAGCTCGCCGGCGCCCGCCGCCTTCGATTCACTGCAGCAGCTCGAGGCCTTCCAGGCCGCCAACGCGCACGTTTTCCCGAGCGTGCCGTCGCTGCGCTGGTTCTACCGGCAGCATCGCGCCGAGCTCCTCGACGCGGGTGCCGTAGTCGAGATTACCGGCAGACTTCTCATCAATGCCCCGGTCTTCGCCGCCCAGGCGATCGCGATCGGCAATCGGACCGCCAAGGCGAGGGGCGAGCGCTGAGGCGTGGCGAAAAAAACGTCACGGGGGAGGCGTGGCAAGTGACAACGAAGAGCGAAGGCCGCTCACTGACACCTGGGCCGCGCTCGACCTGGAGCTCGATGCTCGCTTCAAGCCTTACGCCAATGCGACCAACGTCCTGCAGATCCTCGAGAAGCACCCCGCTTACGAAAATCGCGTGTGGTTCGATTCCTTCTATCAACGCCCTCGCACCTTCAAGAGGGATTGGAACGACTCGGACGAGGTTGCGCTGCTCGTCTACTGTCAGAAGCACCTGGGCATGCCCGCGCTGCGAATCGAGGCGGTGCGCCAGGCGGTCATGCACATCTGCGGGCGCCGGCACCGCAGCGAGCCGCGCGAATGGCTGGAGGGCCTGAGGTGGGACGGCGAGGCGCGTCTCAATCGGGTTATGGCGCTCGCTTTCGGCGCCGAAGATTCGGACTATTCCATGGCCGCCGGCGCCAACCTCTTCAAGGCTTGCGCGGCGCGCGTGCTGTCGCCGGGATGCAAGGCTGATGCGATGCTGGTGCTCGAGGGCGCGCAAGGGACGCTCAAGAGCAGTGCCCTCGAGGCGATCGCCGGCCCGTTCTATGGCTCTCTGCACTCGCGGCTCGGCGATAAGGATTCTTACCTCGAAATGCGCGGCCATCTGTTGATCGAGCTCCCCGAGCTGCAGGCGCTCTCCGGCCGCGAGATCGAGCGCGTGAAGCAATTTCTTTCTACGCGCGTAGATACCTATCGACCGCCGTATGGCCGTTACGCGGTCGACGTGCCGCGTCAGTGTGTTTTTGTCGGCACCACCAACGAGAACCGGTACCTCAAGGACCACACCGGCGCCCGGCGCTTCGTGCCGATCCGTTGCGGAACGATTGATCTCGCCTGGCTCAAGGCCGAGCGCGAGCAGCTCTTCGCCGAGGCCGTCAGCGAAGTGCAATCCGGTGCGGATTGGTGGACCCTGCCCGCCCAGGAGGCGCTGGAGGCGCAGGAGGCGCGCTACGCGGGGGATCCATGGGAGGACGTGGTGCGTGAGTTCCTGCTCGCCAAGGAGAGCACGACCACCCCAGAGATACTGCGCGAGGCCATCAAGCTTGAGCTCAGCCGGCAAACGAAACGCGAAGAGATGCGCGTGGCCAGGATCCTGGAACGGCTCGGCTGGCGGCGCGTAACGGTCGGGCCGCCTGCTCGTCGGCAACGCCGCTGGGTCAACAGTGAACAACCAGGTTGTCCAGCCGGCGGCAACGTTGTCCACCTCTCAACTGGACAACCTGAACAACCTGAACAACCTACTACAGCAAAACAGGACCACAAGGGGAAAGCGGGTGCGTAGGGATGTTTTGAAATGGGGTTGTCCGGTTGTTCAGGTTGTCCAGCGCGGGTCCTTTCCCGGCCCTCCTTCAACGCGGACGAGACGACCGCGAAAACGCGCTAGTCACTGACTTAAAAGAAAGTTCCTTCCTCCATCTCGATATTCCTTCCCCTCCATGAAACTGAACAAGAGCGATCTCGCGCGAAAGCTCGGCTGTTCGGAGCGGGCGCTGTCCCTGTGGCAGAAAGAGGGCCTCCCCGTGCTCGAGCATGGCCGCCGCGGGCGGCCCAATAGCTACGACCTGGCGGCAGTCGTCACCTGGCTGAAGCGAACCGGTCGCGGGCTCATGCACAGTACGCGCCCCGATCGCGGGCCCATCGATATCGAAGCTCTCGAGCGTGAGCTCGGCACACTGGAAGCCCCGACGACCAGGCAGGCGGCCGAGGACGTCTACAACCACCTCTGCAAGCAGGGCGCCCCGCGCCTCGCCGCGCGGTTCTACGCCCGCAGCGGAAACATCGCGATCGCGTGCGACCAGGCGCTCGACGTCTTCGACGTGTTCTGGAACGTGCTCGCCGAGCGATGCAATTGCAGCGACGACGAATTCGGGGCAACGGGCGATGGCGATATCGCCTGGCTGTGGGACTCGAAAAGCCCGGACCGCCACCAGCAGATCCAGCTCGTCTACCAGCTCACGCCCATGGAGCGCGAGGCGATCGCGCCCGAGCTTGCACTAATGCAGACGTCTGCACCGGAGAATCGAAATGAACAAAGCGACGATGACGTTTGAAGTTCTGCCCCTGGGCCCGTGTCTCGCGTGCCTGGAGGCCATGTGCGATCCCGCGCGCGGGCGCCCGGCGCACCACCGCGATCTGGGATCCGGTCGGACGATGTGGGCGCTTTACTGCGAGCACAACCAGGCCGGCGCCTACACGCTGGTGTCCGCCAGGCAGACGCCGCAGTGGCACATGGTGACGCCGGTCGAGATCGAAACCTTCCTAGGCATGGTCGCCATGACTTGCGATGAAGTCCTGAGGCGGCTTGCGCCTCTGGAAAGCGCCAAAAATTAATTATTGACGCAAGCTCTGCTATGCAAGGGTCGCCGTCTTGGATATCGTGTTCCTGCGTTCTGAGCCCGTTCGGGCGGGGATCTTGAGCTTGCCGCATAGCTTCGCGCTGCGGCGATGGCCGGTCCCGACAGTCGAGCGGCGCCTCCTGGCAAAAACGGCCGGTAACCGATCGCACAGCCGCGCAGAGGATCGCGCGGCTCGTGTAAATCGCCGGCCGTTTGCATTTTGCGGCCGGCCCGAAAGAGAGGGCCACATGGCCGATATCAGAACAATCCGAGCCGAGCTGGCGGGCGAGCAGCGCCGCGAGCTCTCCCTCGAGCGCGCCGCCTCCAGCCACGATAGCCGAACGATCGAGGTTGCTTTCATCTCGGAGGCGCCCGTCGAGCGCTGGTGGGGCGTGGAGATCATCGATTGCGCGACCGGCAGCGCACGGCTGGAGCGGCTGCGCAACCAGGCTGCCGTTCTGGTCAACCACGATCCCGATCAACACGTGGGCGTCGTGGAGACCGCCCGCATGTCGAGCGATCGCGTGGGCCGAGCCGTGCTGCGCTTCGGCCGCGGCGAGCTCGCCGACCAGGTTCTGCGGGATGTGCGGGACGGCATCCGCAGCAAGGTGAGCGTCGGGTACCGGATCCACGATCTCGTTCTCGAGCGCACCGACGGCAACATTTCAACCTACCGCGTGACCGATTGGGAGCCGTACGAAATATCCATCGTATCGGTGCCCGCCGACGATACCGTCGGCGTGGGTCGCGCCCTCAAGAAAGGAAGAACGATGGATCAGCACCAAACCCGCTCGCAGCGCCGCGCCGGCGCCAGGGCGAATCGTGAATTGCAACTTGCCGCGGTGCCGAGCGACGACCGCGTCGAGTTTCAGCGTCACCTCGATGACCTGGAAGCCCAGGGGCAGGAGGCCGAGGGCAACGCGAGCTCGCAATACCAGGTGTTCAGAGAGGAAGCGATTCTCGCCCTCGCTGACATGTGGCCGGCGTACCGCGAGGTCAGTGCCCTGGCCGCGACCATCCGCGGCGATCAGTCCTTTACCGTCGCCGCCTTCAGGGAAAGGGTTCTGTCCATGATCAAAGACCGCCGCGCCGGTCCCATTTGCACCGGCAAGCTCGAGGCCGACCACCCCGCTTACGGCCAGGGAGCACGCGAGATCGTCCATACCGGGCCACTCCAGCACTTCAAGGGCCACGACGCCGTGCAGCGCGCCTACATGGTCGGGCAGTGGTTCAAGAGTGCGGCGGGCGATGCCCGGGCCGCAGCCTGGTGCCGAGACAACGGGATCGTTGCGACTCGGGTGATGACCGAGAGCGTCTTCAGCAACGGCGGCGCGGTCGTGCCGGCCATGGTTGCGGCGGAGATCCTTTCGAACGTGGACCAGTACGGCACCTACCGGCGTTTTGCGCGCAACTGGCCGCTGGAGGTGGCGAGTCTGAGCGTTCCAACGAACAACGAAGGGTTGACCATGGGCGCAGTCGGGGAAAACACGGCGACAACGGCGTCGGACCTGTCGCTGGGAGCCGTTACCCTGATTCCGAAGGAATTCGCCGGTGGCGTGCGGATCTCCCGCGCTTTGCTCGAGGACTCCGCGCCCAACCTGGCGGATTTTCTGACCGGCGAGCTGGCGCGCGCCCTGGCGAAAACCGAGGATCTCGCCGGATGGGTCGGCGATAGTTCATCGACGTACGCCGGTATGTCGGGCATGTTCAACCGCATCAAGAACGACGCAGCCTGCGCCGGCTCGAAAATCACGGCTGCGGCAGCGACGCACGATACGTTCGCCGAGATCGATGTCACGGACCTGGTCACGTTGATGGGCGCGTTGCCGGAATACGCCAGAATCGGCGCAGCCTGGTACTGCTCCGGGACCGCGCGGGACCTGGTCTTCTCGCGACTCACCGCGACCGCGGGCGGGAACAACACCCAGACGCTGAGCGCGGCGCTCAGCGAGAACTACCTGGGATACCCGATCCGCACCTCGCCGGTCTTGCCGGCGGGCGCGGCGACCGACTACTCGGGCGAGTGCATGCTGGCGTTCGGCAATCTCGCAATGGCAGCGGCCTTCGGCGATCGACGGCAACTGCAGGTCGAATTCGACCTTTCCCGCTACATCGAGTATCGCCAGGCTTACCTGCAGATATCGTCCAGGTTCGACATCGTGAACCACCTGCAGGGCGTGAGCGCAACCGTTGCCGGCCCCCTGGTGGCGCTGGTCGGCGGCGCGAGCTAGAAGGGTGACGGGGATCGCGCGCGAGTGCAGCGGGCGCATAGTGCGCGGTCCTCACTTTTTCAATATGTGCCTGCACCGGTCGCGGCCAACGACGCGAAAGGAACGCTCCGGGTGCGCGGGTTTAACCTTCCCCGCGCGCAACGCGTGTCCAGTTTTCTCATGAATCGCCTCACAAGTCATCCCCGCTGGTCGCTCTACAGGAAGCTGCGGCGGGCGGTGGCGCGCGAGCTCGGGATTGCCCGCAAGTCGATCGGCATAGTGGGGCACGTCACGGACGATGACGTCGACGCCTACCTGCGCCTGCACATGCGGGAGATCAGCCGCTCAGTGAACCAGCTCTTCAGAGCGGACCTGGCGGCGCGCGAAGCACAGCTCTTCGAGAAAACGCTCTAGGGCATCCACAATGGCGCTGGGCGCGCAGTCTAGACGTCTGCACAGCCACGGCGATACGAGAGGAACTGAAGATGGACAATCAACGATTGGTCGATGTGAAGCTCTACGGCCACCTGCGCGCGCGCTTTGGCCGCACCTATCGCCTGGCAGTGAAGACGCCGGGCGAGGCCGTGCGCGCGCTGTGCGCGGTGGTGAAGGGCTTCGAGGCCTACGTCCGGCAGCACTCGGAGCCGGGCTACCGGGTGCTGGTGGACAAGACGCCGATCGGCGCCGAGGAGCTCCACCACCCGAGCGGCATCGCGGCGATCAAGTTCGTTCCGGTCGTGACCGGCGCCGCCGGCGGGGGCAAGATCGTCGCGGGCGTCGCGCTGATTGGGCTTTCATTTTTGCCGGGCCTACAGGGTATCGGTTTCAGTGTGGGCGCGCTGAAGTTCACCGCATCTTCCATCGCCTTTAACCTCGGCGTATCCATGGCATTGAGCGGGGTTGCTCAGATGCTCGCCGGCACCCCCAAGGCTCCCACGCCCGCGGAGCGTCCCGACAATCAGCCCTCGTTCGCCTTCAACGGTGCCGTCAACGTAACCGCCCAGGGGCAGGCGGTGCCGCTGTGCTACGGGGGGCCGATCCGCATCGGCTCGGTGGTGATCTCCACCGGGCTATCCACTGCGCAGCTGCCTGCTTAAGAGGAAACCTGATGGCACAAGGCAAGGCAACGATCGAGATCTCTGCGGTCAACCGCACGAAACAGGCTTTCAATGAGATCGAGCGCTCGATCGACACAGTCGAGTCGAGCAGCCTGCGCCTCAAGGGCGCCCTGGCCGGCATCGGGGTGGGGCTGTCGGTGGGCGGGCTCGTCGCGCTCGGCTCGAACGCGATCGACGCGGCCGCCAAGCTCGACGACCTCTCGGAGGTGACCGGCGCCAGCGTCGAGGAGCTCTCGAAGCTGCAGCAGGTCGCGCGGATCTCGGGCACCGACATCGGCGTCGTCGAGTCCTTCCTCGTCAAGCTCAACAAGGCGCTGCACGAGACCGACGAGGAGGCGAAGGGCGCCAACCGCGCGCTGGAAGCGATCGGACTCTCCGCGGAGGAGCTCCGCGCGCTCGACCCGGCGGAGGCGATGCGCCGCGTCGCGACCGAGCTCACGAAGTTCGCCGACAGCGGCGGCAAGTCGGCCGCCATCCTCGCCCTGACCGGCAAGAGCGCGGCCCAGGCGCTGCCATTCCTGAAGGACCTCGCCACCGAGACCGGCATCACGGCGAAGGTCACCGCCGAGCAGGCGGCCGCGGCCGAGGAGCTGCAGAAGTCGATCCGGCGCCTCACCAACGAAGCTACCGAGGCCAGCAACGCCTTTCTGCGCGGCCTGGTGCCCGGGCTTCAGAAGTTGATCGAGGAGTTCAACGAAGGGCGGCGCGTCGCCGGGAGCTTCGGGGAAGCGCTGGCGCTGTTCGGGACGATCAACCCGTTCCGCAGCCTGGCCGGCAACATCAAGTCGGTCGGGGACACGATCGACGGCCTGCGCCAGAAGCGCGAGCAGTTCGTCGCGCAGGGCCGCACCGGGTGGCTGCCGCTGGTCGAGGCGGAGATCGAGGCGGAAAAGAAGCGCCTCGAGTTCCTGAAATTCCAGCAGCGGCAGGCGGCGCTGGCGCTCACGCAGGGCGCGCGCGGCCGGCTCGACGCGAAGGACCTCGGCCCCGAGAAGAAGCCGGATATCGACTTCAAGCCGAAGCCGTCGGCGGGCAAAGGGAACAACCGCGGCGACAACCTGATCAAGCAGCTCGAGCAGGAGATCATCAAAGTCGGAGACCTGAGCAAGGCGGAAGAATTTCTCGCCGGGATACAGCTCGGTCATTACGACGACTTGTCGAAGGAAGCGCAGAAGCGTGCTCTGCAACTGTTGACCGAGCTTGACCTCAAGAAGTCGCTGGCGATCGAGGAAAAGGAACGTCAGAAGACCGAGGACGAGGTGCGCGAGGGGCTGCTCGCTCGCGAGCGCGCTGAGGTCGATCGGCTCAGCAAGCTGCGCGATAAGCACGTCGACCTGATCGACCCCATCCAGAAATACCGGAAGGAGCTCGAGGAGGTGGACGAGCTGCTCGAAAAGGGGCGCATCACGTCGGAACAGGCCAACGAAGCGCGGTTCCTCATCCAGGAAAAGATCGAGGCTGCCCAGGGCCTGAAGCAAGAGGTGAAGGAGACGAACGACCTGGCGCGTGAGCTGGGATTGACCTTCTCATCCATGTTCGAGGACGCGGTCGTTGGCGGCAAGAAACTCCGCGACGTGATGCAAGGTCTTGCCCAGGACCTCGCCCGTATTCTCGTGCGCAAGACGGTGACCGAGCCGTTCGGGAATTTCTTCAGTGGCTTGTTCGCTGGCGGGCTCTCGAATCTCTTCGGTGGCGCGTCCAGCGTGTCGCACCTGGTGCCGGGGCGCGCCGGCGGCGGGCCGGTGACTGGTGGGCGCCCCTACCTGGTCGGGGAGCGCGGCCCCGAGCTCTTCGTACCGCGGGAGAGCGGAAGCATCCTTCCAAGAAGCGGAAATAGCTACTACATCGACGCCCGCGGCGCTGACGCTGCCGGTCTGGCGCGCCTCGAGGGATTGATACTGTCGCTTCATGGCTCAATCGAGCGTCGAGCGGTTGCTGCGGTTGGCGACCAGATCGGGCGCGGCGGCGCGCTACGCGATCTTGTTCGGGGCTGAAGTGGATCACCGGTTAGCGTGGGCTGATGAGTGACGGTGAGCTTAAACAAGAGATCCTGCTCGCCCTGCGTGGCGAAATGAACAAGGTCGCCTCGGGGATGATGGATGCAATGACGGTGATCGGTCTCATCGCTTGCGCCGCCGGGAATCTAAGCCAGGAGGAGTTCTTGAACTTCTCCCGGAAGGCCGCGGCAGGCTATCGTGAGAGCGGTCAGGAATTTGGTGCGCTTCTCCTCGAGGGCATGATCAAGCGCATTGAGGGCGTCCCGGATCATCGCGGCCGAGGAAGCCCGAAGCACTAAGGCCCTTCCCCTGTAACCGGCCGTTTGCCTGTTGTTGTCGGGTGTCGTACGATTGTGGGCAGGAGTAACGGAGGGGCCTGTTAATCCGCAGGTCGCTGGTTCGAGCCCAGCTCGGGGAGCCACATAAGAAAAGAGTTAGGGATCCTTCGGGATCCCTAATTTTTTTGTGCAGGGGCCGTGCATGGGATTGCTGATCCCCACGACTCTAACCGATCACTTCGTAACACGCGGGGGCGGTTCGAACTCTCCCGCGTGTCTCATCTGGCTACCACGCAACCGCAGTCAATTCCTGCACGGGGCCGGGCCGGGTTCGCGCAGCTTCATCCAATCTTCATCCATCACCATCCGCAGCGCCCACGCGGAAGGAGTCATTCCAACAACACGCGAGCGCGCAGCATGTGACACTCAGGCCACTAGGAGGGATCAGCGCGAGATCAGGTCAGCGCCGCGAGCCCGGAAGCTGGCGGGGATCGGAATCGAACTCGACATTTCTCGGGGCGTGTGGAACTGCCCCAACTAAACACTGCGCCCTTACCCTGCCCTTTGCCCTCCGCCGCTTCGACCGGCATGCGGCATGCGGCATCCGTAAACGAAATCCGTGGCGCCAGAACTTCTAATACGCAGCGGGGTGCACTAAAGCGCGCTTGGTGGATACTCGACGGCTCCAGGCCAACCCAGCAAGGCCTATGGCGATCAACGCCAATGCCGGCGCGGCGGGTGCAGGCACAGGCTCGGTACTTGGTTCATAGACCAGCGACATCGCGTCCCAGGTGGGCGAGAGCGTCTGGATGGTGGTCGCGGCCCCGATCAGGGCGTTGCCGTCGAATGCGATCTTCTCCAAAGTCGGGACGCCGAGGTCTCGGACGAAATACATGGTGCCGCTGTCTTGGTCGTAGGACATCGCGTTCCAGGTGGGCGAGAGGGTCTGGATAGTGGTCGCGGCCCCAATCAGTGCGTTGCCGTCGAATGCGATCTTCTCCAACGTCGGGACGCCGAGGTCTCGGACGCTTGGGCTGGAGCACCACGCACTCTTCTGTGGTTCTAGCTGTTTCCTGCGGCGGCTCCAGCAGAGGCGGCAAGCCCCAAGCCCAAGCAACGCGAGCGCGGTCTGGGCTTCGGGTAACTTGCGCAGCTAGGATCTCTATCAAAACGATACTTTTTTTCCGGCCTCTAGGGAGCTCAACGACTAGCGATGCCTTCGAGCACGCGCCATCATGCCACTTATCCGATCCAGCCCCCATGGATGAGTAGCAACAAAAAGCACGGTTAGTGGTGGCCCCTAATGAACTTCTCTCGTCAGGGACTATTCCCGGCGCTCGGCGATGGCCCAGTCCCCATTCAGGCCCTGGGCGCTCCGCGCCAGGCAACAAAGAGACTGACAGAATCGATGAGTACCAGTAAGGCGTGCTCCCGCACCCTGAGCCCTACGCCGGCCTCATCGACATACGCTATAGGCGTGCTGGACGGCACCGCCTGCCGCAAGCGAGGCGAAGCTATTTCGACCTTGCGGCGCGTGGTTAACGACGAATACAGTGCCGGCTTCAGGGCGGGATATTTTGAACGTGCCTACAGTCCGTTCCGTTAAAGGTCACGCTCCGAAGAAAATCCCGTCGAGCCCGAGGAGAAGTCGGCCCCAGAAGTTTTAAGGGCTACGCTCGAGCCTGGCACGACCCTGGCACCTTCTCACAAAAAAGACATGTGCGAGAAGGCCAAGTAATCGAAGAAACATTGAGCTTGCTGCCGGTGCGAAAGAATTCAGCGCACCGGATATAGGCGCTCGACGCCGTTGTCCACGTCTTCGAACACGAGTCGTTCGGTCATCGACTGGCTGCTCGCCGCGTCGTCGCCGAAGCGTGCCAGTTCAGGCGCAAACCAGGCCCGGTCGTCGGCGCTGCGCAGGCACCGTTGACGGGAAACTACCTTGCCACCGCGCAGCACTGCCAGCCCTGCGTCGTTCGGGCAGGCGCCGCCGGTGCACTTGCTGAGCAGATAGGTGTATGCGCCGCGCGTGAACCATACCTGCTGCACCGTGGCGCCAGGCGCCACCGACGACTGCGTTGCTTTGAAGCGCCGGTCGCCGTTGGCGGCAGCATTCTGCGAGAGCTCGATGCGGCCCGGAGCGCCGTATCGGTAACCGAGCGCGACGATGTGATCGCCGGCCACGTCGGCGCATAGCGACACTGACTTGGCGCCCAGGCTGCAATGGAAGATCACGCGCTGCTCAGGTTTGCACAGGGCGGCGGACGCCGGCGCCAGGTCGGCCGCACCAGTCAAGCCGCAGGTGGTGGCCAGCGCTGCGCCGGCCAGGGCGCGGCTAATTGATGAGCGCATTAAAGGCGATGACGAAATTGGCGCGACGCGCGGGGTAACTGTCGGTGTGCTTGTTGATCACCGCCGTGATGCGGTCGACGTCGGCACCCGTGGCGCCCATGTCCGCTATCTTGTGCAGGCCTTTCATGATCCAGTACCCGACCGCTGATCGCTCCGCGCCGGGGGAAGCCGCCATCAGGTCGGGGTTGGCCACGTAGTCCACGTCCATATTGGGGTACAACAGCTTGCATTGCCTGGTGACTTCGGCGTAGTTGGCGCGACCGGTAACCTGGATAAAGCCGCGGCCGCGAAAGCTCCAGCCGTCGCCGCTGGCGATGCCCGTGTTGCCCAGATCGGCCCTCCCGCCATAGGCTTTGTTGGCGATATTTTCCTCCAATGCGCGCCGAACTATCTTCCCTGCCGCATTCTTTTCATAGCCGTCCGTCGCCGCCTCTGCTTGATGTTGCTTGTAGTAGCCGAAATGCGCGATCAACGCCGCCGGGGCGTAGTTGAGGCTCTCGACGTAGGGCTTCAGGGCCTCGCCGGATTCCTGCCTCACCTGGGCAAAGAAGTGCGCGCACCGCAGCGCACTGTCCAGGCCATAGGCCGCCGGGTTGGTGCCAAGTTCCTTGGCTACCTTGTCCAAGTATTCTGACTTGGCGGCGGGAAAGATCGCTTTCAGCTGCGCGGAATTCAGAGACCAGGTCATGGCGGCATCCTTCGGCAGGTGAGACGCGACTGACTCTGCCGCATGACACCGGCCCCGTCAACGCCGGGGAGCAGCGATGTCCGTCGGATTGCCCGTTTGCGACCTGCCGAGCTTGGCACGACTTTGGTACGACCCTGATCCATTTCACGGCATTGCATGAATTGTCACGCGATTGACGATGCCCTGCGCGGTGCATAGAGTGCCGTTGAGGGAGGGGAAATGGCGTTTCTCCGAAGGCGAGGCGCCACCACCCCTCCGCTCCCCCGGAGCGGATCGGACCCATGGACATCGCGATCGTCGGCGGCGGCATCGGCGGGCTTACCCTCGCGCTCGCGCTGCATCAGCGCGGCATCGCCTGCCGCGTCTACGAGAGCGCCCCCGAGGTGCGAGAGCTGGGCGTGGGCATCACCCTGCTCCCCCACGGCATGCGCGAGCTGACCGCGCTCGGGCTCGGGGACGCCTTGGCGGCCCAGGGCATCGAGAACCGCGAGAGCTGCTTCTTCAACCGGTTCGGCCAGCTCATCTTCTCGGAGCCGCGCGGCCGCGCCGCGGGCTACCCGGTTCCCGAGGTGGGGATCCATCGCGGCCGGGTGCATCTCACCCTGTGGCGCGCCGCGATGGAGCGGGTCGGCGCGGGGAGGATCCTCACCGATCACCGGTGCGTGGGGCTCGAGCAGAGTGACCAGCACGCGACCTTGCATTTCCGATCGACCGCGACCAGCGCCCCGCGCGCGTCCGTCACCGCCGACCTCGTCATCGCCTGCGACGGGGTGAACTCGGTGATTCGCCGCCAGTTTTACCCGGGCGAGGAGCTCTGCTTCGGCGGCATCAATACGTGGCGCGGAGTCACCCGCGCAAAGCCCTTCCTGACCGGCCGCAGCTACGTGCGGGTCGGGTCCATCCAGCGCGGCAACCTCGTGATCTATCCGATCATCGACGACATGGACGGCCAGGGGCGGCAGCTCATTAACTGGACCGTGCAGGTCGCCCAGCCCGGCTACGACCGCAACGACTGGAACAAGCCGGGCCACCTGGAGGATTTCCTCCCGCTGTTCGCGGGCTGGACCTTCGACTGGCTCGATGTCCCCGACCTGCTGCGCCGCTCCGACGTCATCTTCGAGTACCCGATGGTGGACCGGGACCCGATCGATCGCTGGACCTTCGGCCGCGTCACCCTGCTGGGCGACGCCGCGCACCCGATGTACCCGCGCGGCTCCAACGGCGCGGCCCAGTCCATCCTCGACGCGCGCGCTCTCGCCGACAGCCTGGCCACGGGCGGCGACCCCCTGGCCGCACTCGCCGCCTATGAGGCCGCGCGCTCGGCGCCCACCGCCAGCGTCGTGCGCACCAACCGCGAACATCCGCCGGACTATCTCATTCGCCGGGTGGAAGAGCTGGTCGGCGACGTCCCGTTCGACGATCTAGATCGCTACATCACCCGCGCCGAGCTCGAGCGGCTCTCGGACGAGTACAAGCGCATCGCCGGGTTCGCGCGGGAACACGTGACGTAGACAGGAGGCCACGCGATGGATCTGGGGCTCGAAGGCAAGCGCGCGATCGTCCGCTTTGCCAGATCGATTCCCACAGTAGTAATCTGTTCCATGGCTTCCCCTCTCGCGTAGATTGAACAAATAAATGACAGTCAATCTTGGCACCTCGATGCCCTATCGGGCAGGGGAAGTTCCTTTCATTCATTAGGAGGCGACAATGCCATCGACGGAGATCCTCGACGCCTACCGCTCGTCGCGCCTCCCTGGCACCGACACCTCGGTTCTTTGCCACGCTCCCTTCGTCAGCCTCAACTTCGAGCAGAGCGGCCGCGTCACCTCGTGCTGCTACAACCGGGCCTTCGTCCTGGGGACCTACCCGGAGCAGAGCGTCCGCCAGATCTGGACGAGTTCCTCGGCCCAGGCTCTCCGCGAGGCCTTCCTGAGGAACGAGGAGGCACCCGGGTGCGGAGTGTGCTTCCACCAGCTCGAGAAGCGGAACTTCGCCGGCACGATGATGCAACACTTCGACGCGTTCTCCCGGGACGCCGGCTATCGCCCCCACGTCGAAGACGCCATGCCCCGGGTGCTCGAGTTCGAGCTCTCCAACACGTGCAACCTCGAGTGCGTGATGTGCGCAGGCCACTGGTCCTCCTCGATTCGCGCGAAGCGGGAGAAGCTCCCCCCCCTCAGGAGTCCCTACGACCGCGCCTTCGTCGATCAGCTCGAGGAGTTCCTCCCCTCCGTCTCCCGGGCCCGGTTCCTCGGGGGTGAGCCCTTCCTCATCAAGCGCTACTACGAGATCTGGACGCGCATCCGCGACGCGAGACTGGACACCCGGCTCACGGTGACCACTAATGCGACCATCATCCCGGAACGGGTGAGGGAGCTCCTCGAGGCACTGCGGTTCGACGTCATGGTCTCGCTGGATGCGCTGACTCCGGCCGTTTACGAAGCGATCCGCCGGAACGCGCGGTTCCCCCAAGTGATGACCAACGTCGACTACCTCCTGGGCTACACCCGCCGGAAGTCGACGAAGCTGTCGCTCGCCGTCTGTCCGATGACCCACAACTGGCGGGACCTCCCCAACGTGCTGGGCTTCTGCGAGGAGAAGGAGCTCCAGCTCGGCTTCAACACCGTGCTCCAACCATCCGACGCCTCGCTGGGCGGGCTTGCGGCTCACGAGCTCGCCGAGGTCATCACCTACCTCGAGAAGCACGGCCCGGACGGAGACGCCCCCTGGACGAGGCACAACCGCGGCCAGTGGGAGGGACTCCTGTCGCAGCTTCGCGGCTGGCGCGACGACAAGCTGGCGTTCTCCGGACGCTGCTCCCGGATCGAGGCGCGGGTGCGCGCCCTCGCCGAGGACCACCAGAGCGCCGGGACCGGCTGGACGGCGCCGGAAGGGTTCGACTCCCTGATCTCGCAGCTCGTGCTCTCGCGCGGCATCGCGTGCGAGCGGGCGAGCAGCAACCGCGTGGACGTCCGCATTCTTCCCCCGACGCCGATCCCGCTCTGGCAAGAGGACGCGGCTCCGAGCGAGGAGTCGCTGCTCCTCGCGACGCTCTTCCTGTGCCGGTGCCTCGATGCGGCCGAGGGGCAGACGTCCGGCGTAGAAGCCCGGTCACTGCAGGACTGGCACAGGTTGCTCCTGAAGTTTCTCGCGGCCAGGTCCGACTCCGGGTCGCGGGACGGACGGGACCTGGCCCGCTGGATGGGCGAGCGCATCCGGTGGGGAGAGGGCGAGGCGTTGGTGCGATGGATGCGGGAGCTCCTGCTCTCTCTCGATGTCCCTTCCGAGGACTGGCGCACGGGGCGTGGGCAGGAGCGCCTTGGCGTCGACGAGGCTCTGGCGAAGCTGAAGACGAGCGGGCTCAGTCAGCCTGGGCTGCGGCGAGCGGAGCTCGGGCTGCGCTACCTGGTCGCGAAGCTGCGCGGAGAGGGACACGCACCCTTGTCGACGGCGAGCGAGGGCGCGACCAGCGGAGGCTCGGGGGGCTACGCGCGGCTCCCCCCGCTCCAGACTCTGGACGACATTCGCGGAATCATGGCGGCGCTGTACCTGTTCCATCTCCACTACGAGCCCGCCGGAGACCACGAAGCGTTCCGGCGGCGGACCGACTCATGCGTGGCCGTGGCGGTCGAGTCGGGCCGGGTCGAGCCGGCGTGCCGCGCGCTGGAGGGATTTGACCTGGCCGGCGTCTACGGGTACGTCGCTCACGCGTCCGATGCGGAGTTCGAGCGGAGCCTCGACGCCTTCCGGTGAGCTGAATCTAGCGGGTGCTGTTGGACGCGAACTGAGCGTCGACCCAGCCCTCGAGAGCGCCCGCGGGCGCGGTCTTCACCGCGGTCAGGACCTGGTCCGGGTCCCATCGGCAGAGCTGCTCCACGAACCAGGCTCTCTGCGCGTGACCCTCCACAATGCTCCCGACACTCCGGACCTTCTCCGAGACACCGGGCACGTCGGCGTGGAGGAGAGAGCCGATCTCCCCGAGAGCGTCGAAGTACTCGTTGATGAACGCCTCGGGGCTCTTGACCTCGAGCGCTTGGCGCAGCCTCCACGAGAGGTCGCGATCGCTGCTGTCGTCCCCGCCCTGGGGGTTGGTGATCAAGGCGAGCCATTCGAGCATGGCCGCCCGCACCGACCCCTCGAAGGCTTCCAGTCTTTCGAAGTCGACCACCCGCCCGGCCTCCGGGCCCGACAGCCTGCCCCGCGCGTCCTCCCTCCACGCCCTCAGCTGATTGACCAGCGACCGGTATCGCTCGTGGTTCGTGCGCTCGAGGGCCGAGCCAGCGGGGAGACCGTGGGACTCAAGGTGCTGCACGACCTCGTCCAGGTCCTTCGGACCGAGTGTCCGCAGACTCAGTCTCGCCGGATGGAGCACGTTGTTGAAGATGATCTCGATCCCGCGCTCGTTGCAGAACTCGACGATCTCCGGCAGCTCGCGCCAGTTGCGCCGCATGGGGCAGACCGCGAGGCGGATCTGGGTACCCACGGAACGGCAGTACTCCCGGAGGCGATCCAGGTTGCGCATCGTGGTTTCGAGGGAGGCGTTGATGCGGATGCTCTCGTAGGTGTCTCGCCGAACCGAGTCCATCGACACGATGATGGAGCAACGCAGCCTGCTCAGGATCTTCTCGACGCGGGCGTTCCACGTGGTTGCGTTGGTCGTGATGTTGACGAGCAGGCCGGGCTTCACACGGGCGATGACGTCCCAGAGGGAGTAGTAGATCTCGCTCAGGAAGGGCTCACCGCCGACGAAGGCGACATGTTCCAGTCCCGGCACGAGCTCTTCCACCTGGGCGACGAAGGCGTCGTCGTAGGGGCTCACGAGGCGGGGCAGGTGCTCGCGGTGGGCCCGGATCCAGGACGAGGACAGGCCGTTGCACATTATGCAGCCGAGGTTGCACACGTTCGACGCGTCGAACTCCAGGACCCGGGGCATGGCGTCGGACGGGTACCGATCCCGCGCGAGGTGATCGTAGTCCTTCGCCCGGAGCAGGTGGTAGTTGCCCGCGCAGAGCTGGTCGCGGCAGCGCTGGCAGCTGTGGGACAGGTCGAGCTCGCGGATCCAGGTGCGGAGCTGCTGCACCTGCCGTCCCTGCCACATCTCGCGGATCGAATGCTGAGGGTATCGGCCCAGGATGTGCCGATAGCTCGAGTCGCACGCGTAGGCGTTGCCCAGGGGATCGAAGTGCAGGCTCACGAACGGCGCGTGGCAGACGAGCGAGTCGTCGCTCACCTTACGGGTCCGGTTGTAGGCCTCGATGTCGAACGCTGCCGCCATGATCCCCTCTGGAAGCCCTGATGCTACACCGCCCGAGAAACCGGGCATACCCCAGGTCGCTCCTCCACACAAGCCTTAACGCGAGCCCGCAATTCGCAGGCGCGCCGGCGCAAACGGCGCCAGGTCGACCTGTTGGGCGCGGCCGTCGAGGATCAGCTCGGCCATCGCCTCGCCGGTCGCGGGCGCGTTGAGCATGCCCCAGACGTTGTGCCCGGTCGCGATGTACGCGCCCGCGACGCCCGGGACGGCGCCGATCAGCGGCAGGCCGTCCTCGCTGACCGGCCGGAAGCAGGCCTGCCGCCTCAGGATCGGCGCGGTGGCGAGCGCCGGGGAAATCGATCGGCACATCGCTTCCAGCCGCTTGTGCGCGCCCTCGTCGGGCTCGACGTCGGCGGGATCGACAGGGACCGGCTGGGCGCTGGAGATCGCGCAGGCCCACGTCGTGCCGTCGGCGCGCGGAAACACCTCCGGGGTCAGCACCTCGCCGCTCGCCTCCCGGTACTCGAGGAACAGCGCCTCGGCGGGAATGCTCTCGCCCGTCTCGAACACCAGGCTGTGGCCCTTGAAGCCGTACACCGCGGGCAACGGCAGCCAGCGCGCCGCGAGCAGCGACCACGGCCCCAGGGCAATGACCACGGCGTCGCCGTCCAATGTCTCGCCGGTATCGAGCACCACGCCGCCGGCCGCGCCGTCCGCGCGTCGGACTACATCCGCGACCGCGCCCATGCGCAGTTCAGCGCCCGCCGCCTGCGCGGAGCGCATCAATCGGGTGGTAAAGGCGTGCGGCTCGACCAACGCAGTGGTACGCGGCGAGCCGAGGCGTCCGGTGACGGCGACGCCCGGCGACAGCCAAGGGAGCGGACCGGCACCCACTCCTTCCTCGTCCGCGTTCGCGTAGCCGGCATAGGTATCCAGGCGTCGATAGCCCCACGGATTGTCCAGCGCCGCGGCGAGCTCGGCATGCAGGTCGAAGCTCCTGCGCGCCAGCCGGTCGAGCGCGGTGCCGCGGCACCAGTCGTACGCCAGGAAGCCGCCGGACTTGCCGGAGGCAGAGCCGGCGACCGCGTGGCGCTCGATCACGATCGGCTGCGCGCCACGTTTCCTCAGGAAGTAGGCGATGGCAACGCCGATCACGCCGCCGCCGCAGATGATGACGCGCTTCGCCCGGCTCACGTAGCGGATCCGACGTCTGCCGTTTCTAGAGCCGGCCGTGGCAATGCTTGTAGCGCTTGCCCGATCCGCACGAGCACAGCGCGTTGCGATTCACCTGCGGAGCAGCCGCCGGCTTCGCCGCGGCAGGCGACCCTATCGCGGCGCCGAACTTCGCGTCATCGGGATGGCTCACGTGCCGCCCCTCGCCGATGTGTCGGATATACCCGGCCTCGTCCAGGATGACGGCGCGGAAGCCGCGGAGGAAGTAGAACCGGCTCGCTTCGATCTCGAGCTGCAGGCCGAGCGAAGGGTTTCGGTGCACCGCGCGCACCGTAATGGGCTGCTTCGAGTAGCTGCCCAGTCGCTGGTAGTCGACCAGTCGCCGCAGGCCGGGATTCAGGGTGAACCCATGCCACACCTCGTTGAAGGTCGTCGCCATCACGCCGAAAGTGCGGTCATCGGAGCGGAACATGAGCGGATGGCCGTTGGTGTCGTTCCACGCGCGCAAGCACACGATGAGCGAGGACGGATCGGTCTCCAGGATCGCGCGGCTGCGCTCGATGAAGCCGGACCGGTAGAACTCCCAGTCGTCCTCGAGATGGAAGATGTACGGCGTGCGCACTTCCGCGTACGCCAAGTCGATCGCCGCCATCTGGCCGACGCGCGCCCCGGTGCGGATCAACTCGGCGCCGAAGCGCAGGCAGACGTCGGAAGGATCGCCGTCGCCGTCCTCCACGACGATGGTCCGCGCGACGCCCCGGTCGGTGTTGTGCCGATGGAAGCTTTCCAGCGTCCGGGCGAGCAAGTCGTAACGCCGGCAGGAGGTCAATACGACTGTCGTATCCTGCGCCGGCATGGAACGCCCCGCGGGCAGCGTCGTCTACCTTCGGTGGAACCAGAGCAGCGACAGCAGCACGGCGAAGACGGCAAGCAGGGCCGCGACCGCGCTCAGAATCGCGCTCACCTCGGTTTCCTTCTGCTCCAGAGCGAACTTCGTATTGAGGTTCGAATAGACCTTGCGCAGGTCCGCCGCGGTGCCCGCGTAGAAGTATTCCCCGCCGGTTATCTGGGCCACGCCTTTCAGCGCCTCCTCGTCCAGCACGACGTAGGAAGACCAGCCGTCGAAGCTGATCGCGCCGCCCTCCTTCGTGCCGAAGCCCACCGTGTAGATGCGCACGCCCCGCTCGGCCGCCATCTTCGCCGCTTCCAGGGGATCGGGGCCAGTCGTGCGCCGGCCGTCGGAGAGCAGGATGATCAGGCCGCCGGTGTAGGAACCGGGGACGACGGGCTTGAAGTCCTTCTTTTCGGCCTCCCGGCGCGGCCGGTCGATCGGCGCGGCATACCCACCGAACCGCGAAAAACTGCGATCGAACACCGCCGACTCGAGGTCTATGCCCGCCTCCGGAAACAGCACCGACAGCGACAGGATGATGCCGCTGCCCGTCGCGGTGCCGCGCTGGAGCTGGAAACGGTCGATCGCCGCGATGAGATCGTCGCGGTTCTCGGTCGGGGTCTGGACGATCGAGGCCGTCCCGGCGAAGGAAACGACACCGATGCGCACGTTGCGGGGCATCTCCTCGATGAACGCCTTGGCCGCCGTCTGCGACGCGCTCAAGCGGTTGGGCTCCACGTCGGTCGCGCGCATGCTGCGCGAGACGTCCATCGCGAGGACGATGGTCTGCTGCTGCGCCGGCAGCAGAAACAGCGCGTTCGGCCGCGCCATCGCCAGAATCGCTGCGACCATCGCCAGCAGGAAAAGCGCCGGCGGTACGTGACGCCGCAAGCGCTGGCCGGGGCCCAGCGCCTCCCTCACGAGGCGCAGGCTCGTGTAGCGTATCGCCGTCTTCTTCCGCCGCAGCGCGTAGAGGTACAGCGCGACGAGCGCCGGGACGGCGAGCAGCACCCACAGCGAATCGGGCCAGAGAAACCGCATCAGCTCTCCACTTTATCACTGCGGCGCGGCGAAGTGACCCTCGCCTATCCATCTCATGGAACCCAGCCGCGCGGGACCGTGTGTGCCAGCCGCTTTCGTGCTACGGTCCGATATATCCGGACAGGCGTGTAACGGATTTGGTTTCACTTTGGTTTCATGAAGAGAGCGGCCATCTACAGCAGCGCGCCGCGGGCGCGTGACAAGGGCACCCGACCCGCAGCGCCGGACGCGGCGTCCGTCCCGGCCCCGGCCCCGGTCGCCGCGCCCCAGCGCAGTGCGCGCGCGAGCGACCTGCTCCGCGACCGGCGCCTGCCCTACGCGGCCGCGTTCCTGTTCCTTCTGCTGCTGGTTTATTTCGTCGGGACCCAGCGACAGCCGCGCGAGTTTACGCAGGAAGATATCGACGCCGCGGTGCTGCACACGCTCGAGAACCAGACGCTGCCTTCGCGCGCGGCGAAGGCCGCCGAAGCGGTGCGCCCGTCGGTGGTGCGCGTGCGCGGCTACGTCGACGACGGCAACGGCGGTGAAACGGAGCACGGCGTGGCATCCGGCGTCGTGATCGTGGACAGCGGCCTGATCCTCACCAATCTCCACGTCGTCGCCGGCGCGAAGCGCATCTCCGTCACGTTCTTCGACGGCCTCGAGTCGGACGTCGAGCTGGTGGGCATGCGGCCCGAGAGCGATCTCGCGGTGATCAAGGCGAAAACGGTTCCCGACGATCTCGCCGCGGCAACGCTCGGCTCGACCCAGAAGCTGCGGCCGGGCGACGAGGTCGTCGCCGTCGGCTTCCCCTTCGGCATCGGGCCCTCCGTCTCGGCGGGCGTGGTCTCGGGCCTGAACCGCGAGTTCCGCTCGCCGGAAGGACACCGGCTCCTCACTCGCCTGATCCAGTTCGATGCGGCGGCCAATCCCGGCAGCTCGGGCGGGCCGCTGCTCACCATGGAAGGCGAAGTCATCGGCATCGTGACGGCCATCCTGAATCCGACCGAGGCACGCACGTTCCTCGGCATCGGCTTTGCAGTCACCATCGAGACCGCGGGCAACGCGGTCGGCATCCCGCCGTTCTGACGGCCAGCACAAGGAAGTCCATCATGGAAGACAATGCAGCGCCGCATGGCGATATTTCTCCGCTGATGCAGCGGGTTCTCTACGAAGTGAAGCGCGTCGTAGTCGGGCAGGACCACTTCCTCGAGCGCGTGCTGGTCGCCATCCTCGCGCAGGGTCACCTGCTGGTCGAGGGCGTGCCGGGTCTCGCCAAGACGCTCACCGTGAAGACGCTCGCAC